TATATCCGACAGGGATGGATCCTCCGCAATAGATTCCCTTCTTGGCGCTTTCCTTTATGCCTCTGGTGACCTTCTGGCGAAGATCTGCAGAGTAATATTCCGCCAATCCTTCCAGGACGCTCTCCAGGATGATCCCCTCAGGACCATCCGGCACAGATTCCTTGGCATAGCGGAGCTCTACTCCGGCACGCTTAAGCTTCATCTTGCAATTCGCAATATCATATCTATCTCGGCCAAAGCGGTCGATCTTCCACACGATAACACAATCAAAGCGGTGATGCTCCGCATCGTAGAGCATCCGCTTGAATTCGTCACGGCCTTCCAGGCTCTTTCCAGAGATGTGGTGGTCAGCATAGATCTCCACGATCTGAATGCCATTGGCCTCAGCATAGGCCCGGCAATCTGCCACCTGTCCCTCAATGCTCTGATCGGTCTGATTCGGCCCTGCAGAATATCGGGCATAAATCACTCCATTCATTTCATATCTCCAATCTTTAAGGCATAGGCCACGATGCGCTTTGTCTGTTCATCTGCGTGTCTCCAGGCATAGATCAGATCATTTTCCTCAACAGTGATCAGAACATTCATGCCTGCTGCCGGATCCGTTTCATCACCTGAGAGCCTTGTGACATCATCAGTGTGGCCGAGAAGATAGTTCATATCTACATGGAAAAGATCTGCCAAAGCTTCCAGCATTTCAAAGCTTGGCTTTCTCTTTCCGGTTTCATATTGAGAAATAAGCATCACACTCTTGCCAAGTCTTTTGGCCACATCTGTTTGGGACCACTCACGCTCTGTCCGAAGCTCTCTCAAAATGTCCTTGAATTCCATGGTTTTCCTCCCTTCAAAAATTTCCTGTTGACAAACTTATTATAAACTGATAGTTTATATATTGTCGATATAAACTTTAAGAGTAATCGAAAGGAGGTGCACCGGATGGACAGCATGGAGGTCATGAGCGTAGCTGATCGATTGAAATATATTCGAGAGAGCCGTGGCTGCACTTATGCCGAAGTCGGAAGCGCTGTGGGTGTGACAGCTCAGGCTATTTATAGATACGAGACCGGGGATTCTACACCGAGCCTCATTGTGATGCAGAAGCTGGCTCAATTCTACCAGATGGATCCGAAAAAGCTATTTTTTTAGGCAACAATTAAACTTTAAGAGTATAAACAGGAGGGAAAAAGAAACATGGAAAACAAGCAACTTATTCTCGATTCTCTTTGCTCAGCTCTCCAGCTGACAAGAGACCAGGCAGATCTTGAAGCTCTGGAATACAAAGAGATCGGTCCTGATGAGCAGCATGTCATCGCCACCTATGATGGGGGCGGATCTCGTGAGATCAATGTCTCGCTTGATTCCGGGATCGCGATGATCAGGGATGTCCTGAGGGCGATCGAATGAGAAGGCGGACAGGATTCCTGCAGGGCTTTCCAGAACGATTGACAGAGGCCATCGAGGCGCGAGGAACCACCACGAGGCAGCTCTGTGAATGCACCGGCAAGGAGAGAAAAACAATCTATGCATACAAATATGGAGACCGTTCGCCTGATGCAGTGACTTTGGCCAGGATGTGCTGCCTGCTCCAGGTATCAGCCGATTATCTCCTCTTTGGAACAAAAAAAAAATAATGGAGGCGCTCATGAAGCTATATGTGCGGACAACAACAGACGAGCTGGAGCTTCCGGTTGCTGTTGCAGGATCCGCAAAGGAGCTGGCTGAGATGACCGGGACAACAGCTGCATGTGTTTTGAGCTCGATCTCCCATGGCCACAAAGGCTGGGAGCGAGTGGAAGTGGAGGATGATGATGCAGAAATGTACGAGATGCGGAGACAGGATCTCCGGTGAGGAAATCAGCGAATGGAGAGCTGAACACGAAGCCTTTTCGATGCATCCGCTGATCTGCCCTGATTGCTGGGACAACCTGCAGAGGAAAGATCTTGAGGATCAATTCGAGGAGCTGATGGAGGTGAAGTGATGGATTTGACAATGCTTGCGAGAGCCGGACTTGATGCAATTCGCAGATGGGAGGAAAGCAATGAAAAAGTGGTTGAAAAGAAATGCTCTGAGCATTCTGATCGGATGTCTGATCGGCGCTCTGGCCGGATGGGGACATATCAGATCAGCGCAGGAGTGGCAAGAGCAGAAGCGACAGCTCGCTGAGGATGCCAGGGAATATGACAGAGAGGTCGAACTTGAGAGAGCCAGATGGGCTGAGATCGAGAATGAAGAGATGTGGGATGAAGTGATGCAGGAAGAGATCGCCTATGCCGCGGAGATGGAGAAAATCAATCTCTATGATCCGGACATCCCGGAGGACATCCAGGATGCAGCTTGGAAGTATGGCGAGCAATACAACATCTGTCCGGAATTCCTGATCGCAGTCGCTAAGCGTGAGAGTGAATTCAATCCGGAAGCGGTCAATGGAAGCTGTGTCGGTCTCATGCAGGTGTCACTCAGATGGCACACAGATCGGATGGAGCGATGCCAGGTGACAGAAGAAGAGATGTGGACTGTGGATGGCTCGATGCATGTGGCCGCTGACTATCTGGCAGAGCTCTTCGATGAATATGAGGATGCCGCTCTCGTGCTGATGATCTACAACGGCGATTCTGATGCATCGGCTTTTGCCCATGGCGATTGTGAGATGTCCGGATATGCCTCTGACATCCTCACCTACTCCAGAGAGCTGGAAGAGAAACACGGCAAGACAGGTCAATCCGCCTACGGATCACAGGCAAAGGAGGTGGTCATCTTGAGAGTGTAGAGCAATGTCATGACAATGTAGCACACAAAAATATAACAGGAGGGAATCCAAAATGAAAATCACAGTAGAATTCAACAGCTTGGATGAAATCAGTGAATTCCAGAAGCTTTATGTTGCTGAAAATAATATCATCGATGATTTCATCAAGGAAGAAGTTAAGAAGCAGCTTTCGACTTCTGAAAAAGAGCCGAAAGCCGCACAGGAAGAGGCTTCCGAGCCTAAAAAGGACAAAAAGGCTGGGACAAAGAAGCCCGAAAAGGTAGAAAAAGAGCCCGAAAATGGGACAGATGAGGCTGAATCCGGGACAGAAGCAGAGGAAACCGGGACAGCCGAGGAGAAGGTCGATGTTGATGCTCTCAAGGTAGAAGTCAGAAAGCTCCTCACCAAGGTCAACAAGCAGACCGGAAAAAACCAGGCAAAAGAGTGGATCAAGAATCTGGGGCACGATTCACTGACAGAAGTGGAAGAGCTGGATGATCTGAAAGCTCTCAAGGCTTTGGCCGAGGAGGAGCTCGGTGCCTGATGTTCATGCCAGGCTGAATCCTTCCAGCGCTGAGAGATGGATCCATTGCCCCGGATCCGTGGCACTCTCAGAGCAGTGTCCGCCTCCCGGATCATCGGAATATGCCGATGAAGGGACCAAGGCGCACAGCATAGCGGAGGCGAAGCTGAGACAGATCATCGGTGAGATCAGCCTCAAGGAGCTGGAGAAGATCATCAAGAAGCATCAGCCGGATGGTGAGATGGAAGAGGCAACAGATTTCTATCGAGACCAGGTTGTCGAGATCTTAGCTGCAGCCGGTAAAGATGCAGAGCTGATGGTGGAGCAGAGATTCTCATTGAATCGATGGGCTCCTGAGAGCTTCGGGACATCTGATGCGGTGGTGATCGGAGATGGCAAGATCGAGGTCATCGATCTGAAATATGGCAAAGGTGTAAAGGTGTCCGCCAAGGGCAATCCTCAGCTGAGGATGTATGGAGCCGGAGCGGCCAATCTCTTCGAAGGGATGTATGACTTCGACACTGTGCGCATGACAATCATCCAGCCGAGACTTGACCATGTGAGCACCGAGGAGCTTCCTCTGGAGGAGCTCATGAGCTGGATGAAGGATGTGGTCAAGCCTGCTGCCAGAGAAGCCTATGATGGCACAGGCGAGATCGATGCAGGAGATTGGTGCAGATGGTGCCCTGCAAAAGCGGTCTGCAGGAAGAGAGCCGAGAAGAATCTGGAGCTGGCCAAGATGGATTTTAAGAGCCCAGATCTTCTCTCTGCAGATGAGATCGGAGAGGTGCTCCGCCAGGCTGAGGAGCTATCCAAGTGGACATCCGATGTGCAGGCCTACGCACTTGAGCAGGCACTCGCCGGGGAGCATTTCGATGGCTGGAAGCTTGTGGAAGGCAGAAGCAATCGCACAATCACTGATCAGATAAAGGCTGCAGAGCTCCTCAAGGCAGCAGGCTTCGATGAGGCAATCCTCTTCAAGCATGAGCTTTATGGCATCACACAGCTTGAGAAAAACTGTGGCAAAAAGAAGCTCACCGAGATCATTGGCGAGCTGATCGAGAAGCCTCAGGGAAAGCCGGTGCTGGTGCCCGAATCAGACAAAAGAGAAGAATTGAATTCCGCAGATGCGGCAAAAGCAGATTTCAAATAATAGGAGGATAAATCAATGGCAACAAAAGTGGTAACCGGAAAGGTTAGATTCAGTTATGTAAACATTTTCAAGAGCAGAAGCTTCCAGCAGGGACAGGATGCAAAATTCTCAATCTGCCTGCTCATTCCTAAGGAGGACAAGGCAACGATCAAGAAGATCAGAGCCGCAATCGAGGAAGCAGTCCAGGAAGGCATTGGCTCCAAGTGGGGCGGAAAGAAGCCTGCAAACTTGAAGCTCCCTCTCCGCGATGGTGATGATGAGAGAGCAGATGAAGCTCCTGAGTATGAAGGAATGTTTTTCCTCAACGCAAACAGCACTCAGAAGCCTGGCATCGTTGACAGAGATCTGAATGAGATCCTGGATCCTGATGAGGTTTATTCCGGATGCTGGGGAAGAGCTTCCATCAATTTCTTCCCTTATAACTCCAACGGCAACAAGGGTGTCGGTGTTGGTCTCAATAACATTCAGAAGCTTAAGGATGATGAGAGACTTGGCGGAGCTCGTGCTTCTGCAGAGGACGATTTCGGCGGAGATGATTTTGAGGATGATGAGGAGGACTTCTAATGCATCAAAGGATGAGTGTGGACATAGAAACCTATTCATCCATTGATCTGACAAAGTCCGGTGTCTATAAGTACACGGAAGCGCCGGACTTTGACATTCTCCTGATCGGCTATTCCTTCGATGATGAGGAAGAGGTCCAGGTGATTGACACCTACAATCTCGATGAGGAGGGCAGAGCCATGTTGACTGAATTCATGGATGCCCTCCACAATCCTCACATCGTAAAGACAGCATTCAATGCCAATTTCGAGCGGACCTGTCTGGCCAAGTGGACAGAGAAAGAAATGCCTCCGGAGATGTGGAGGGACACAATGATCCTGGCTCTTGAGCTGGGGCTTCCAAGATCGCTGGCAGATGTCGGCATGGCTTTGGGGCTTCCAGAGGATAAGCTCAAGGATCCTCAGGGCAAAGCTCTGATCAATTTCTTTTCGAAGCCCTGCAAGCCTACAAAGGCAAACGGCGGACGCACCAGGAATCTTCCAGAGCATGATCCGGCCAAATGGGCGCTCTATAAAAAATATAACAGGCAGGATGTGGTGACAGAAAAAGAAATCTGGTCAAAGCTCATCGGGTTTGGCTGGCCAAAGTCAGAAAAAGAGCTGTGGAATCTCGATCAGAGAATGAATGATCATGGTGTGAGGCTTGATGTGCCCATGATCGAAAAGATAGTTGACTATGACACTGAGAGGAAAGCGGAGCTTCTGGAGGAAGCAAAAGAGCTCACCGGACTTCAAAATCCAAACAGCCTCTCACAGCTCAAGGGCTGGCTCGCTGATCAGGGTGTGGTGATGGCAAGCATCACAAAGGACACCATTGCAGCAAAGCTCTCGGAAGATATTCCGGAGAAGGCAAGGAGAGCTCTTGAGATAAGGACAGCCCTCGGAAAGACATCCGTGGCCAAATATAGCACGATGCTGGAGGCGGTCAATGACGATGGAAGGCTGAGAGGGATCCTGCAATTCTATGGAGCCAATCGCTCCGGCAGATGGGCAGGAAAATTGGTGCAGACACACAATCTCGCAAGGAATACTCTTCCGGATCTTGATGTGGCCAGACAGCTCGCCTGTGAGGGAGACTTTGACACCATGCAGACACTTTTTGGAGAATCTTCTTTCGTTTTCTCCGAGCTCGTGAGGACAGCATTCATCCCATCGGAAGGATGCAGATTCGTGGTCAGTGACTTCTCGGCCATCGAGGCCAGAGTGATCAGCTGGATCTCCGGAGAAGAGTGGCGGCTGGATGCATTCAGAGCCGGCAAGGATATTTATTGCGAATCAGCTTCTCAGATGTATCATGTGCCGGTTGTGAAGCATGGTGTGAATGGAGAGCTGAGACAGAAGGGCAAGATCGCTGAGCTCGCTCTGGGCTACCAGGGCGGAGTTGGAGCCATGAAGCAAATGGACAAGGGCGGATCTATCCCGGAGGAAGAGATGCAGGGCATTGTGGATCAGTGGAGAGCTGCCAATCCTAAGGTGGTGAAGCTGTGGAAAACATGCGAGATGGCTGCCAAGACCTGCATCGAGGAGCGGCGCACGGTAAAGATCAGATGCGGAATTGCTTTCAGATATATCCAGGGCAATCTCTTCATCACTCTCCCGAATGGGAGACACCTGTGCTATTGGGGAGCTCGCCTTGTCGAAGATCCACGAGGCTGGGGAATGAAGATCATCTATAAGGGTGTGAATCAGACCACGAAGCAGTGGGGCGATGTTGAAACCTACGGCGGAAAGCTGGTGGAAAATATAGTGCAGGCCACGGCCAGAGATTGCCTGGCAGAAGTCATGAAGCGTGTCAGCTCCTTAGGCTACAAGATAGTGATGCATGTCCATGATGAGATCATCGTGGATGTGCCAAATGAGGACAAGGATGCTCCAGCGAAGATCACAGCCATCATGGGTGAGCCGATCAGCTGGGCGCTGGATCTTCCGCTTAGGGGAGAGACCTATGAGACAGCATTCTACAAAAAG